CGGCTTTCCCTGAGTTTAAGAAAACTAAGCACGTCATTGAACCGTTTGAGATACCGAGTGAATGGCGACGCTTTAGAAGCTGTGATTACGGCTACAGCAGTTACTCTGCCGTCCACTGGTTTGCCATCGATCCTAGCTATGAGACTTTATACTGCTACCGAGAGCTATACGTATCAAAACATACGGGAAAAGACCTTGGTGCGGCGGTTATGGAAGCTGAAAAGGGTGAATCTATAAGCTACGGCGTATTAGACAGCTCATGTTGGCATAATCGTGGGCAGATTGGCCCTAGTATAGCGGAAGAAATGATTGCAATGGGCTGTCGTTGGCGTCCGTCTGATCGAACCGCTGGTGCACGAGTAGCTGGTAAGAACCAATTCCACCAACGCCTAAAGATTAACGAAGAAACTGATACTCCAGGTCTCGTATTTTTTGATACCTGCCGTCAGATAATCGCAGACTTACCTGTAATACCTTCCGACCCCCGGGGTTCTGACGATATCGACCCTCGCTACGCTACAGATCACGCATACGACAGCGTCAGATACGGCGTAATGAGTCGTCCGAGAGCCGCTTCCCCTTTCGATATGGGTAGAGGCGTCCCGATCCAACCATATCGTCCCGCTGATATGTCATTCGGCTACTGAAACACCGCTAATAGCTAAAAGGAAGCCCAATGGCCTTCATGAATCCCCCCGAAGATAAGACTAACGCTGAAGATCTGACGGAACTTGCTAATGTAGCTGTTTTGGAAGAAGACGGAGACGTTGAATCTGAAAATACGGAATACGGAGGTGTAGTTTCTCTAGTTGAAACCGCTTTTCGTCGGTCTAAAGAGCACCGGATGTCTGATGAGACGCGCTGGCTGATGGCGTATCGCAATTATCGGGGATTATACGGCCCTGAGGTTCAATTTACCTCTACTGAGAAGTCTAAAGCGTTTGTTAAGATCACTAAAACTAAGGTTTTGGCGGCGTACGCTCAAATCGTTGATGTTTTATTCGCAGGTAACAAGTTTCCTGTAGGTATTGAGCCTCGAAAGTCTCCCGCAAACGTAGCTGGAGAAGTAAATTACGACCCGAACCAGATTACGGATAAAAAAGTCCAAGAAAAGGCTGATGTAGAGTATAAAGTACGCCGTAAGTACACTCGACCGGCCATTGAGAAAGATTTGGGTGTCTATAAAGACATCACGGAGCCCGTACACGACGAATTGAACTCTGGTCCTGGTACTTCCCCGTCTGCCATCACCTTCGAGCCTGCAAAAAAGGCCGCTATGATGATGGAAAAGATGATGCACGACCAATTAGAGGAAAGTCAGGCCTCTAAACACCTTAGAACTATGTCTTTTGAGTGCTCTTTGTTCGGAACGGGCATCATTAAGGGCCCATTTGCCTATGATAAAGAATACCCTCATTGGGACCAAAACGGCACATATTCACCTGAATTTAAGACAATTCCGAAGGTTGAGTCCGTAAGTATATGGGATTTCTACCCAGATCCTGATTCACGTAACATGTCAGAGGCTGAATACACAATTCAGCGTCATCGCATGAGCCGTACTAATCTACGCGGCCTAAAGAACCGCCCACACTTCCGTGAAGAGAGTATCGAATTGGCGGTGAGCTACGGTTCTAACTATGTACGTGAGTATTGGGAAGATGTGCTCGAAGATAACGCTAATACCAATGACGTAGATCGATTTGAGATCTTGGAGTATTGGGGTATGCTTGATGTTGAGATTGCGGAAGAAGCCGGTCTTGAGATCCCAGAAGAATTAGAAGATCGTACAGAGGTACAAGTTAACATTTGGATATGTAACGGGCAGATCCTGCGACTAGTCGTTAATCCGTTCACACCTAGCCGTATTCCCTATCACAGCGTTCCATTCGAACTGAACCCGTACAGCTTCTTTGGCGTCGGCGTAGCTGAGAATATGGAAGACACGCAGCTCGTGATGAATGGGACTATGCGGATGGCAATCGATAATGCCGCCCTGTCTGGAAACCTGTTGGTGGAGGTTGATGAAACTAACCTTGTACCAGGACAGGATATGGAAATTTACCCGGGCAAAGTCTTCCGGAGACAAGCAGGGGCTCCAGGTCAGGCCATCTTCGGAACTAAGTTCCCTAACGTAAGCCAAGAGCTTATTATGATGTTTGATAAAGCCCGGCAGCTTGCCGATGAAGCCACAGGCATCCCATCTTTCTCCCACGGCTCTACTGGAGTTACCGGGGTAGGGCGTACAGCTTCTGGCATGTCCATGCTTATGGGCGCAGCTGCTATGAGTATTAAGGCTGTTGTTAGTAACGTAGATGACTACCTACTAGCACCCTTAGGAAAGTCACTGTTTGCATTTAACATGCAGTTTAACTTTGATGAAGAATACGCCAAGGGCGATCTAGAAGTAAGTGCCAAGGGTACTGAAAGCTTGATGCGTAATGAAATCCGTAGCCAACGTCTTCTACAGTTTATGCAGATGTCTTCAAACCCAACAATGCAGCCCTTTGTAAAGTACGATTACATCCTGCGTGAGCTAGCAGCCTCTATGGACTTGGACGAGGATAAGATCCTTAACGACCCTCGTGAAGCCGCTATCCAGCAAAAGATGATGGCTGAGATCCAAAGCATGATGCCTCAGCAACCAGCCGCCCCTGGACAGGCTCCACAAGGGGCCCCAGGAGTCGATGATCCTACGGGGACTGGAGGAGGTAACATAATGCCAGGAAACGCCCCAGAACCGGGCGCACAGGGCTTCACAGGCGCTGGCGGCGGGGATAACGGCGGAGCTCCACAACAGCCCCAAGCTGGCCCTGCAGGCCCTGTCCAGTAATGAGTAAAGAACTCCACCGTTCCCTGCTTCCGCTTGTTAACGAGCATGAGCAGATGAAGCGTCTACAGATCTACGTAGAGTACCGCATTGAGGTGCTTAGAGATCAGCTGGAGACAATATCCGATCCCGCTCAATTTAAGTCCTTTCAAGGATCTATCCGAGAGCTTCGCAGATTTAAAACACTGCGGGAAGAAGTCCTAAAGGGAGCTGAGTGATGGAAGACGATCTAGAAGGTACGCAGGCGTACTTTGCTCCTCGTACGCAGGATGAACTAGATGAAATGTTAAAGGGTATGGGTGCTAGTCGTCCTACCCGTACCATTGGTGCTACACTTAGCCCTACACTACGAGATGAACTAGGTAATCCTGTTCCCGTCGATGTTAACGGTGAACCAATCTATTTTGAATCTAATGAAGACTACGACCCAGACGCCAAGCCAAGCTTCGACAATTTTAAGACTAATATGTCTGAGATGGCTGAGGGCGTAGCTGATTTTGTGCAGGCCCCGATTGAAGGCGTTAAGGAGTTAGGTAGAGGCGTAGCGCAGGCAGGGGCAGACTTCTCTGAACGTGTATCCACAGGCAATTCTACGCTTGGAGACATCTTTGGTACGGTAGGCGCTCTATTGGGCGTTGGGCCTGCCACAAGTATCGCTACAAAGGGTGTAAGCAGCACCTTTGATGACCTAGCTGATAATACAACTTCTCGTATATTCTTGACGCCTAAGACGCCCAACCTTAGCTCTGAGCAGTCTGCAAACTATGCTGATGCGTTAGACCTAGTTGATCAGGGTGTAGATCCTCTTAGCATCAAACAGCAAACGGGCTGGGAGAACCTTGCTAATAAAGAGTGGGTATATGAGATCGATGATAGTAAGGCCCAGACCCGTGAAAGCGCCTTACTTAACAATGCTACCAAGGATGTAGAATACACCCGACCTGGTGGTGCAGTCAGCGGCCAAGAGCGTAGAGGTATGCTACTCCAAGCCCAGCGTGAAGTTATTGATCTTAAGAAACAGCTACAGAGTGGCGCTATTGATCAAGGTACGTTTGAGGATCTGGTATCGGCACGACAACGAGCGCTAGACGCAGAGCTTTCGGCACGTACAGAGCCTACCACATTTACCAAACCAATGCCCCTAGCTCCGAGCTTGAAAGCTAGAGGTACGCTAGATCAGACCTTCTATCACCCAGAAGTTAGTAACTACGTAGATACATCTGGATATACGGCTACCGTAGGTGCTCTGAAGGGACGCGACGCTAATGTGCTGGGGGACCATGATAGCTACAACAAAGTAATAAACGCCTACCGAAAAGACGATAAAGCAGACGATAAGACCCCAGGCATTTTAAAACGTCGTGGTACTATGGTCCATGAAGTACAGCATCTTGTAGATGATGCGTCTGGCTCGGCAGGGTCTGGTTTTAACCAAAAACTATCTCCAGCGATAAAAAAAGATGCTCGTAGCCGTTTCTTGGCGGAGGTAAACGCCTTCAAAAAAAATAAGATGGTAGACACCCTCGACACCCTAAACTTCTCCTTTGTTGGTGCGCCGATGGACTCAGTAGGTCTTTCAGACATGGTTAGACGTAGCTTGGTAACAGATGCCAAGGACGGTACATCTCTAGATGAAGACATGTTTAAAGCCGAGATGCTGGAAAAAGGGTACAGCGATCCCGACACCACGTTGTCTTACCTGAAAGAGACCAACCCGGCTATCTGGAATAATGTTAAAGAGTACGGCTCAATCCTGGGAAGTCGGAACGCCCAATTGGCGTATATGAAAGACTTCGACGTGTACGAACACGAGTTAGGTGAAGTTAAAGCCCGGCTAGCAGATAGTCGCTCTACGCTTACTTCAGAAGAGCTATCAAACTCTTTAGCCACCCCAGACATACGGCGGAGCAGTGGAAAACTTCCAGTGGATCTTTCTCTAATTTTTACCCCCGACGAATACAGGTAACTTATGAAAAATTCTCTACGTCCTCAGACCCGCCCTTCAACAGACCTACCCTACGAAGACATTGATAAAATTGAACGTGTGGTATGGGCTGAAGCTCGTGGCGAAGGCGTTAAGGGACGTGATGCTGTAAGAGGTGTTATCCTCAATCGTCTGGCATCAGACAGGTTCCCTGACAGTATCGATGAGATCCTAAGTGCTGATCAGTTCGAGCCGGTATCTAAGTACGGTTCTGTCTCCAAGATCCCTGCACCGGATGAAGATCTCCAGTCACAAATTGCAGAATTTACTGACTACGTTCAGCTAGGTGATGACGCTTCTGGGGGTCGTACCTTCTTCCAAAACACTGATATTACTAAGGCTAGAGGTTCTAGCTTTGCTGGCCCGGATCCACTGGAACTCGGTGACCACACATTTACACGCGGTTATGATGGGCAAGAGCCCGTAACTGACACCTCGTTCTCCCACAACATTCAGATCACATACCCGCAGTACGCGAGTTTCAGTTTGGGTGGATTGAAGGAAGCACGAAAAGGTATTCAAACAGAGGCAGGGCAAGACATGGCTAACAACAAATTTCAGCTAGATATGGATAGCGCCGACAAAGATGGCGACGGTGAATTATCTAGCTATGAAGAGACCGTAGGAGAAGCTGTCCAACAGGCCGGTGCCGAGGACGACCCTATGTCGGATGAAAAGTACGTAGACCTAAACTGTGGTGGCATGATGGAGCCTATGGATCCTGTATCAGGTAATCCAATCCCGCCCGGTTCTACTGCTGAAAATGTACGTGATGATGTTAATGCCCACATCTCCGAAGGTGAATACGTATTGCCAGCAGATGTAGTTCGGTGGGTTGGACTAAAACATATCATGGATATGCAGGACGAAGCTAAGTCCGGTCTAATGATGATGGACGGCATGGGCCTATTGGTAGGCTCTGATCACGAAGAACTAGAATACGAAGAAGCCTCTGAAGAGGACGCCGTAGAGACACCTGAGGGCAACGAAATTGAACTTCCAACTGTAGAAACGGTTGAAGGTGATATCGTCGAAGGTGATGAAACTGAAGAACTTGCTGAAGACGAAATGTACGGCAAGTACGAAGAAGACATGCCTTCGATGTTTGGCATGGTGAAGAAACCTAAGATTACCTTCATCGTTTAACATCCCTGGGCCACCCGCAAAGCGGCCCCCACCCCCCGAGGAAAATATGGCTAAGTACAAAAGTACGAACCGCGATGACGCGGACCAAATGAGCTATTCTGAAGAACTAGCTGCAACACAAGCTCCAGCTGAACAAGAAACCGCAGAACGCACAGATGGAGACGACGCTAGCTTCCGTAAACGCTACGGAGATTTGCGTCGCCACATGCAGCAAACACTGTCTGATAAAGACCAGGAAATTGCGGCAGTTAAACAGCAATTAGACCAGGCGGCTAAAGGACAGATTAAGTTTCCTAAAACCGACGAAGACATTGAAAAATGGTCTAAGAAATACCCAGATGTTGCGCAGATCGTAGATACTATCGCACGTAAACGAGCTAATGAAGCCTTAGAAGAAGGTGAAAAGCGTCTCGAAGGTCTTAAGCAGTTGGAGACAAAGATCTCCCGCAAAGAAGCTGAGGGTGAGCTGTTAGCTATGCATCCAGACTTTGCTAAGATCCGTAGTGATAGTTCATTTCATGATTGGGTTATTGAGCAGCCTAAGTATATTCAAGACGCCCTGTATAAGAATGGTTCAGATGCTAGAGCAGCTGCCCGGGCGATTGATCTTTATAAAGCAGATAAGGGAATTAGAAAGAAATCTAACTCTCCTGCAGATGCCGCACAAGCGGTAGGAAAAACTTCCAGAAGCACCCCAGGCGTACAAGGCCGTGCGTCGTTTTCCGAGTCACAAGTCCAGAAGATGTCGGACAGAGACTACGAAAAGAATGAGGATGCCATTTTGGAAGCTATGCGTAAAGGTAATTTCTCATATGATGTTACCGGAGCAGCACGTTAGTACTTGATATAAAAGAACTTTCTGTGTTATAATGTAGTTGTCTTTAAGAGAATACTTGCTCTTATATAACTGCATGAGGCCGCTCTGAAACGAGCCTACCCTCAACCCACACCCCAAAATCAGAAGATACAGACGCTCTAGTCTACCAGCACTGGAGAGGCCCGTAATTCCGTATCATGGCCTGATACGTTTTTGCGCACCCTCACACCCATGCTGCCACTGTTTGTCCCCTTTCTGTGTTCTGTTCAGAGCCCCTTGGGCTCCGCCATTCCACAAGGAGAAACAAAATGGCATTTCCATCAGCAGGCGGTTACGGCAACTTGCCTAACGGCAACTTTTCACCAGTCATCTACTCGAAAAAGGTACAAAAAGCCTTTAGAAACAGTTCAGTAGTAGAAGATATTACGAATACGGATTTTTCTGGAGAAATCTCCAGCATAGGAGATTCCGTTAAAATTATCAAAGAACCTGAGATCACAATCAATTCTTATGCTCGTGGCACAACGCTTGCGACACAAGATATCACTGATGCTGATTTCACAATGATCGTTGATCAAGCCAACTACTTTCAGTTCGCACTCGACGACATTGAAGAGGCCCATTCACACGTAAATTTCATCGATTTGGCAACAGATCGCGCTGGTTTCAAACTACGTGATGCATTTGACCAAGACGTTCTTGGTTACATGTCTGGTTGGACTTGGAACGGTTCTGCATGGGTTGCTCGTACAGCAGCTGCAGGCACTAAAGCAGAAGCTGGTGCAGGCGCAGACGAATTGTTCGCAGCTAACAAGCTAAACGCTGGTACATTTGGTGGCACAGCCGCTAATGCTATCCCAGTTGCAGCAAATGGTGGCGCAGGCGCAATCACATCACCTTTGGCGGTTCTTAACCGTATGGCTCGTTTGATGGACGCACAGAACGTCGATACAGATGGTCGTTGGATCGTATGTGACCCCGTCTTCAAAGAAGTCCTTATGTCAGAAGACGCAAAACTAATGAATGCGGACTTCGGCGGCGAAGGTGAAGTACGTAATGGTCGTCTTCCAGGCACCATCCGTGGCTTCCGTGTATATCAGTCCAACAACCTTCCTTACAAAGGTACAGGCGCTGGTACATCTTCTGCAGCTGGCTCAACAAGTAACTACGGCGTTCTTGTTTCGGGTCATGATGGCGCTGTTTCAGTCGCTGATCAGATTGCAAAAACTGAGAGCTTCCGCTCACCAGATACATTCGCGGACATCGTTCGTGGCATGCAGCTGTATGGAAGAAAAATCCTTCGCCCTCAGTCACTTGTGACCGCTAGCTACAACCTAGCATAAAACTAAATAGGGGGCTGGTCAAGGCTGGCCCTCTTACCCTGATAAAGGACGCTACTATGCCATCAACTTACCTAGCCCTCTGTAACCAGGTACTGCGTCGTCTTAACGAAGTTGAGATTGCTGCTGATGCATTTGCAACTGTGCGAGGTGTTCAGGCTTTAGTTAAGGATAGTGTAAAAGCTTCTGTAGCTAAAATTAATCAGGCTGAGTTTGAGTGGCCCTTCAATGCTGCTGAGCATACACAGGTTCTTGTTGCAGGACAGAACGAGTATACATGGCCAGACTATTTCAAAGTCTCCGACTACAACACATTTCAGATACTAAAAAACGATAGCTTTAACGTAGGCTTTAAAACATTAAACCACATTGATCGTGATACTTGGTACAGGAACCATCGTGATGATGATTACGAATCCGGTTCTGCAGGTCGCGGCGTACCAGACATGGTATTTTCATCTCACGGAAGTGGCTTTGGTGTTACGCCTTCACCAGACCAGGCTTACTCTGTCCGATTTCGGTACTACCTGAACTATGCAAACATTACGAATAGTGATGATGTAACCCGTATTCCAGATAGCTTTGATACCGTTATTGTCGATGGTGCTTTGTACCACCTTTACATGTTTAAAGATAACCTTGAGTCCTCTCAGGCGGCATATATGGCCTTCGAAAAAGGCATCAAAGATCTTCAGACCTTATATATAAACAACTACAAATATGTCAGTGACATGAGGGTTAAGTTCTAATGCCAGATCAGATCCAGTCATTTAAGCTGGTATGTTCAGGTGGACTTAATTCCAACGAAAACCACCTCGATTTATCAGATAATGCTCCAGGCTCCGCCACCCGATTAGTTAATTATGAACCGTCATTATTTGGCGGTTATCGTCGTATTGAGGGATTTGATGAGTTTGATACTGATTACGGTGAAGTAACTGTAAGCGGGCAGCTTACAGGCCAAGGCAAGGTTTTAGGTCTTGCGATCTTCAAAGACGATGTAAGTTCTAGCACTAAGATTATTGCTGCGCGACAAGATGCTACAGGGGGCAATTACAGCTTCTATTATTACACTGCTAGTATCGGTTGGCGTAAGTACACCTTAGACCATGCTGTAACACGCCCAATGACTATTGGTTCACGCACAGTAGCAAAGCTTCGCCATGTGGTATTCAACTTCGGTACAGGTAACCGCATCTGTTTTGTAGACGGTGTTAATCCTGCCATTGTTTTTGATGGTAGTCACTGGGAACAACTTACCTCCACTGGTACAGGTGCATCTCCTTCGGTATCAGGCCACAGTGCGCAAACCGGTGGCGGAAATCAGTGCATAAACGCTCCGTCTGTTGTGGATGTATTTGAGAACCACTTATTCCTAGCAGGCGATACGACAGCAGAAGCTGCGGTTGCACACTCTGCTCCATCTACCTCCGCTGCACCTGATGGGTTTTACAACTTCACGGTAGCTGCAGGCGCTGGGCAGATTGCTGCAGGTTTTGATGTAGTCCAGATTAAACCCTTCCGAGACAACCTGTTTGTATTTGGAAACAATAACATTAAGAAGATTTCTGCCGACCTAACTAGCGGCTTTGTCCTAGACCAGGTTACAGCCAACGTGGGTTGTGTTGCACGAGACAGTGTTTTGGAAATCGGTGGGGACTTGATGTTCCTGGCACCTGATGGCTTCCGTCCTGTTTCTGGTACTTCCCGAATTGGTGATGTTGAGCTTGAAACCATTTCTAAGCCTATCCAGGCTACTTTAGTTGATCTCATTAAGAACAACGACATGTCTACGCTAAATGGCGTGGTTATCCGTTCTAAGTCACAGGTACGTTACTTCGTAGGTGATGCCTCTACAGAC